CTACGCTTAAAGAAGTCATAAAAGCGTTACCAACATAGTAAGTAGTACCATCAGAAAACTTTACAGTTACTTCAGGGTCGTTTGCTATCATTTTTTGAAACAACTCTTTGAAGTTTTTTGTAGTTGCATCAGCAAGTCGAAACTCTACAAATCCATCTCCTGAAAGTTCCCAAGATTTAAGACCTGCTAATGATTCAGACCATCCTGCACTTGATTTGTTAGTAGAGTCTCTAAGGTCTCTAGAAATAGACAAAGAAGCAGAAGTACCATATAATAGTTTCTCTGTTACTGATCCGTGTGCTGTACCTGCTGTGTCGTTTATAGTAATAACAACATCGGTTGCGTTTAAAATTGCCATTTTATTTTAGTTTTTAATTATTAAACAATTGAAAGTTAAGTTTTTGTAGAATTTTTCGGGCTGCTTATAATACTCGTCATCTAGATTCATAAACCTAAACTTAGCAGTATAGGATTGTCCATCCTCGCTATAAGTTACCTGATACAAGTCTAAAGCCTCTACAACTGCTTTAGCTTGGTTATATGTTGTTCCATATCCGTCTGCAAAACAAGATATGTTTACTGATACATCGCAAGATTCTAAAGAACTACCCTTAGACATAAAGTTAGATACATTCGCTATCTCGTATGTCGTAGCAGGATAACCTGTGCCTTGTGGTATTATTACAGGGAAAATTTTTGCACCTGTTACCTCTTTTACAGATATTGCTGTAAGTAACCCGAAAGAGTTGTTTACTGTACTGTGATTAAAAAAAGTTAAATAGTAGGTTTCAGTTGAGGTGGCTGTAAAACTAAAACTAATTGTTCCTGTTCCTGCTGAATTATGTATGCCTGAGTGTACTCCTGATGAGGATGGAAATGTCCCAATATCTACGCTTGTTGCATAAGATGAATTGTATGAATATTCGCAGAAATATAATTTACCCTCCTCGACACTTATAGCTGTATAACCTAATGATTCTAACCCTGCTATTGTACTAACCTTTAGATTGTTGTTCTCTACAGAGACACTTCTAGGTGGTGTAGTTTGTGTTAGCCACCCCGTAGTATCGTTCCAAGTATTATTAGATATAAGCTCAGAACCAAGAGTTTTACCATTTGCGTTAACAAAGTTGGCATTACTCTTTAATCTATCGTTTATCTTTTGTCCTATTACTGCAAACATCTAAAATCCTGCTTTTTTTATCATTTTATCTATCAACTTGCTTAAATCTCTCTGAGCCTTTGCTGATACTTTACTACCCATTTTCTCTGCCGTAGCTTTAAACACATCAGGGTATTTTACTAATTCTCCTGACCTGTTTTTATAACCTTGTATTTGCATTGCAGCAAGGTTTTTACTTGTCTTACCTTCCCAATAGTGTGGGTTTACTTTTCTTAATCTAGGACCGACATACAACCCAGGTTGTTTTGACCTCCTAGCAGTAATAATCCCAATCGTGTCTGCCGTTCTCATCCCATTTTTATAACTTTTGGATGATGGATCGTATCTTCGACCAGGATTTTTACTTTTAAATTGGTTCTTATAAGCACCTCTAATACCTCTTGAAAGCATATTAGCAGCAGGTCTAAGAGCCTTATTTATTTCGGTTCGAGATTGTTTAGCAGTTAGTCCTAATTTTTTTAGTCTTTTTTGAACCTCTTGAACTCCCTTTACCTCTATCCGAAAGTTTTGTTTCTTTTTTTGTTTAGCCATACTAGACAGGTGATTGTGTTGGCAAGTCTTGTTTAACGAATATCTCGATAAACTCTTTACGAGGGTCTATAACAAAACCTAGAATCTCATAAATATCACTTGTTTCAACTTCTTCAACAATCCAGTTTGACTTAATATTTTTAGTTTCGCTTGAGTATCTTATAGTATAAACAAACCTACCATAAGATTGAAGCTCATCGCCCTCAAACTTCTCCTCGATGTCTCTAAGGGTCTTTACGTTCTTATTAGCCCAAACCGTAGTCAGAACAGAATAAGTGCTTGTAACCCCTCCGAAATCATCTTGTGCAGTAGTTAACGACTTTAACTTAATCCTTTGGTTAAAATCTCCTGCCTTTATTTTACTAATAAATGCCATATCTTAATGATAGCATTTGTAAGGTTGTAATAGTATCTCAGATGCCATAGGGAAGCTACGCTTTCTATCTTCTCTGAAATAATACATATCGCTTACGATTAACTTAATCGCTTGTTTAATAGCTTGTGGTACTCCTGTTGCATCATCAGCTATACCTGTCTTGAAGTGAAACCAAAATACATTAGCCGCATCTTCTTTTAAGGTTGGACTTGTAAACGCACTACTCAAATATACTATAGATGGATTTGAATAAGCATCTATATAAGCATCGTCTGAGTGCTGTGTAACACCGTTAGCATCAATATAGTAAACAGGGTGGTGGTTATTACCTCCCGTTTGTACGAATAAAGTACAATCAGGAAAGATTAATGAAGCCTCTTGAACCACATTATTAAAATGTAATTGATACTCGTGTGTAATAAAATGTCTACCACAATAATTCTCTGCCATCTCAGTAGCAGAATCTATATATAGACCCAACAAAGTATTTTCATCATTCGTATCTATACGAAGATGAGCTTTTATTTCGTCTACAGTAACTACATCAACCGTAGCGTCTCCTGTTAGAACTAAATCGCCTTGTATGTTTGTGTTTGGGTCTAAGTACATAGAATTAATATTGTAAGTAAAGGGAAGTCCCGAAGGACTCCCTTTTTAATTTAAACTATAAGCTATTACTATGCAGTTAAAGAAGTTGCTTTAACGAAACCTGCTCCGTCAGAAACACCCCAGTCCATATATTGGTTAAGAACCAATTGAGTTTGACCGTTTTTAGCTGCACTATATGGATCAACCATAATGTCTAATCCACCGAACATTCCGATGTACAATTTAGAGAAGTCTCCGAAGTAGAAGTCTCCACTTCCTGCTGCTGAAGTACATCCGTTAGTGAAGTAAGAAGGGTATCCGTTGATTACGTTACCTTGGAAACCTGCACTTACAGCCGCTACTTGAGCTGATTGCTTCAACTGACCCATCAATTTAGGAGATGCTACATAAGCTAAGTTACCTTCAAGACCACCTACTTCAGCTAGTTTTTGCTCCGCAGAAACGAAGTCAGAGAAGATAGATACTTTGTCAGCGAAAGATGCTTCTGTGAAAGTAGAAGTTGCTAATTCACCTACTGAATCAGGAGCACCTGTTACACCTGCTGTAGTAAATAAAGCTGCATCCATCTTTTGTCCTACTGCACGACCTAAGTCACGGATGATAGCTAGTTCAGCACCTGCTCCGTTTTGTAGTAATAGTTGCTTAGAGATGTTTACGTAAGCTGCTAAACGAGTTGGAGTCAATTCAACTTTCCCGAAGTTAGCACCACCATCTGCTGCTGCATCGTTCTCACCTTCCCAAGCAACTGTAGAAGTTCCTGTTACAGGGATAGTAGTGTTTGCAGAAAGACCAGTAAGGATATTTGCACCTACTTTGTCAAATACAGATGCTTCTCTCATTGCGTCAGCATAAGCGTTTACGTTTGTAGGAGCAATAGCTGAAGTTCCTTGAGAAACACTAGCACGAGCTTCCAACATAAAAGAAGGAATACCTAGTCCGTTGATAGAACGACCTGCACTACGTGCTTCGTTCATAGCTTCTTCGTGCATTTCTCTTTCTACACCATCAAGGTTTCCGTTCAAAGATCCTTGGATTGCCTTAAAGAAAGAGTAGTCTCTGATTTCTTTTGGCTCGTTTACTGGAGTTGCCGCTACGTTAGCTGCAATCTCAGCGTTTAGTTTTTCTTGTCTTTCGACCATTTCAATGTCTTTTTTAAGTTTGTCGATGTTTTCAATTTTAGCATCGTAAGATACTTGCTCGTCATCGTTTAAGTTACGAGCTTCAGTTTTACAAGTTTCAAGTAGGTTGTTTGCTTCTTCAATCAAACCTGCTCTCTCTTGTCGTAATTCTACAGAATTTTTCATTTAGAGTTTACTTTTAAGTGTTAATTCCTTTTGTAATAATTCGATTTTATTAAGTGTTTCTTCACTATCGCATTCAACTTGCTCTACTACCACTTCTTCCACTATCTCAGAAACTTCTTCCTTGATTTGCTCCAAAGCTCGTAGGGCAACATCAGTATTAGCATAAGCACCAATACCAACTATAGAAACATCAAATAACCTACCGATTTTATTAATGCTTCTTTTATGGACATCACCATCTTGAGTCCACTCGTCATCTTCAACTGTAAAAGCAAAAGACGATTCGTACAATAAACCTCTACGCATAAGTTCAGCGACATCGTTACCTGTAGAAGTGTTTGGTAAAGTTCCATCATATTTTAGTCCTCTCTCATCTACTGAGAGTTTAAGTGTACCACCTTGGTTTCGATCCAAGATAGCGTTCATATCGTGATTGTAAGTAAGTATCACGTTATCATCTAGTCGACCATCAAAAGCACCTCTAGATATAGTTTCTCTGAAACCTAAATCTCTGCTTTCGTGTTCAAATAAAGCAGCATACCCACTAACTGTAACCTCGTTTGAATCTTCATTCATACGAACTTCACACTCAGAAGAATATACTCTTATTTCTTTGTTATCTTTCATATCTATACTATTTTCTTCTCGTTCTATTTCTTTAACCTTTTTCTTAGACCAACTAAATCCTGCGTTTCCTCCCCACAATGCCCAAGCTATTCTCCAGGCTGTAGGTCCACCGTCTTTTTCTTTAGCAGAATAGTGTTTAGACTTGTTGTTCTCGTGTCGGCTAAAGAAAGAGTACATCCTTTTTATTGTGGATATACTTAAATCACCATTGATTATGTCTCTTGCACGAGATACACCCGTTGATGTACCTCCTCGACCATACTCTTTTCTCCATTCTAGACCTTTACGAGCTTCTTCTCGCATTCCGCTAGTAGGAGTAGTATTTATGTCTTTTAGAGCCACTACTCTGATAATTTTTCTCTAGATGTATCTTCACCTAATCGGTCAAGAGGCATCATATTAGATTGCATATAAACCTTTTCGCTTTCGTTACCCATTGGGTTCATATCTTCAAGCGACCTAACTTCATCAGGTGAAAGTACACCGATGTTTACCAATGTGCGGTAGTAGTCTGCTCTACTCTTAGAATCTCCTCTAAGGATAGCGTTAAGGTTGAATTTAAAGTATTCTGACCCTCTTTTGTAAGAAGGGATAAGTTTAGCGTTTAGTTCGCTTTCAATACGCTTGATGTGTGGTGTAATAGTGTGTACCACAAAGTCGATTTGCTGTGCTTCTATATTGCTATAGGTAGCTCTAGACAAGTCGTTCACAAGGTGGTTAGGTACTCTAAAGATTCTACAAATATCACTTACTTGATACTCTCTAGACTCTATAAACTGAGCTTGGTTGTTAGGTACTGTTCTAGCAGTCCACTCCATACCTTCTTCAAGGATTGCAGTTTTACCTGTGTTGTTAGTACCTGTGTAATTAGAGTTCCAAGACTCTTTCAAGCGTTTAGCAGTCTCAGGTTTAAGAGTCCCTGGATGTTTAAGTATTCCTCCCAATTGTGAGCCGTTCTTAAACCAAGATCCTGCGTGTTTATCTAATGATATTGAAATTCCTAATGTTTCTGCTGCTGCTTCGATTGGCGGTTTACCTACAATCCCGTCAAAGGATAGACCTTTAACGTGAATCATATTCATAGATTGTACTTTACCCGAAACAGGATAAGGAGTTTCTATGTTTTGAGTAACCTCATAATAAACTTCCCTCCCATCTGGCGATAAATAAACATCTACATCTTTAAATTGAATAGGGTGGAGTGCGATAGGTAGTCCTCCTTGGTTTCGCTCTATATAAGCACAGAAGTTACCATCGAAACTCATATCAACCAAAGCTCTTTCAAAGAACATAAAAGAGTTGTATAACGGAGAAGGTTGTTCACCCACTAAATTATTTAATGGATCGTTTGTAAGTTTTATTTTTCTATTTGAATCATCCTTAGAATAAAGGCAGATAGGTAGGGAAGCTATTGTTTCAGACAAAACCCGAACACAAGACCATACGGTAGCTATACGAATAGCTTGTTCTTTTGTAATTGTTTCACCTGATGCACTAAATGAACTACCTAAGATAGTTTGACCAAACACCGAACGAGTTTCCTTGTCCGTGTTAGGCTTTTTATTTGTAAAGAAATCGAATAAACCCAAAGCTGCTTGAATAGTTATACATTAATAAATAGTAAAAACACCTAAATACTGAACTACTTTTATGAACTTTTTTTCAAATATTTTAGTGTACGTGATAAAACTCTATATACATATCGGTCTGAAACACCTTTTATAGCTGATATTTGCGATATTTTAAGTCCGTATTCAAATCTGAAATAAATTATGTCCTTGCTCATACTATCTTCTAGAGATAATGCCTTTTTCCATAAATCATCGGCAGTACCATCATACTCAAAGTAGATAGGAGCATTCATAATTCCTCTGTCACGATAAGTCTTGTGAAATGGGGATGTGTTCGATAAAACTTGATTAGTTGTTACTCTAGCTATAAAATACTTTAGCTGATTAGTTTCGTAGAGTGATTGGATGGTTTCTTCGAGCTGTGTAAGCAGGATAACATTGATTTCTTGAACCAAATCATCCACAAGGTGATAGTCTTGGTTTCTACCTGCAACTGATTCGCAGATTTGTCTTATAGAGTCTTGCTCTTGGGCTATTATTTCATCTTTAGATAAAGAATATCTCCCTGTCATCGTATGCTGATCCACCATTATTTTTGTTTTGCATAGCCTCTGACAGTCCCATCAGACAGGCTACAATTCCATCAATCTTATCATTTGATTTTGCTTTGTTTGGTTTTACGTTTCCTGCAGGGTCTAAAGCTAAAACTACGTTAGACATCATCCATCTAAGCACAGGGTTTCCTCCGTGTCGTATGTTTCCTGCTAGTATCAATGTTTCAAATTCCTTAGTGGCAGGTGACATCGTTCTGTAACCTTGTCCTACGGGAATCATTGGGCAACCTTCTTCTGTAAGGTCAATTACAATCTGTGAAGCGTTCCACCTATCGTATGCTATCATTTGCACATCAAATTTCTCTGATATGTCTCTTATTTTTTGCTTAATGTAGTTGTAATCACACACATCACCTGGAGTAAGGTCCACATAACCCTCTCTGTGCCATTTAAGGTAATCTACCTTATCCCGTTCAGAGCGTTTATGAGCGTTGTCAGAAGGTATAAAAGAGTGCATAATTATGTCGTAACTACCCTCATTATCGGGGAAAAGTAGGGCTAAACAGGTAATATCTCGTGTAGAAGCTAAATCTAAGCCCACATAACAAGGTTTTCCTAGTAACCTAGACTCTGTAACAGCCTCGTCACAATCCATCCACTTCTCATCGCTAATCCACTTAGTTTCATTAGCAACCCATTGATTAAGGTGTAGCCTTCTAAAAGTATTCTCATAAGATGGTTCGTTCTTAGCTTTTACGGCTTGTTGCTTCATATATTCCTCTGTGATGATAGTGCCGTAGCCTGGATTAGCTTTCTTCCAAACCTCCTCGTCAAAAATATCATCGCTTTGGTCAGCCTCGTAGATAATCCCTAAGAATGAATCATCCTGGATTACACCGTCTATAAGTTTCTTAGAATAGTCGTAAAGCTCTTTACAAATGTGGTCCTTCTGATG